GTAAAATTAAAGTTCACACCGGTTGCTGGAGCTACGAAAATCGCACCTGTTACAGCATCAGTTGGAACTACAAATTCGGGAGTTATACTTAACAACCCAGCAGTAACGCTTGGAGTAAACCCCTCAGCAATTAATGCGAAATAATCTCTACCTATTGTTGACATTATATATTTTTTAAATTAAACATTTATTTTACTTACCTATCTTCTCCAACGCTTAGCATTAGCTGAACGTCTTGAAGAGTTAGGAACCTTTACTACCTTCTCTGGCTTTGGAACTTCTTCAGTAACTTGCTTTTTCTCATAAGTTTCTAAATCTAATCCTGACAAATCTGTTTGGCTTAGAACTTCTTCTGCTTTGCTCCGACTTGCGGAACTCATCTTAGGAATTTCTAAATCCTTAATCATTGCCTTTAAACCATTTCCAGTATAAACTGATAAATCTATTTTTTCCATCTTCTCTAATTTTGATTATTAATTTCATTCATTTGAGCTTGGTAGTCTTCGAAGCTCTCAATATTCGCAAACATCTTTCTTACAGCAAGGTTACATATCTCGTCATGCGTGTGTATAGGTAAGTCACAATCAGTCGGAACTGTTATGCTTACCGTAGCAGGCTGTCTAAGATATGTTAGTCTTAATACAGAAGGAGTTGTGTCAGAATAAACCGTTACGGTTCTGGCACCACCTGAATCACTTTGTAAGTACACTGGGTATTTGTCCGAGGACTTATTAAAAGGATCTCTCTCACTCTCAGAGAAATCATCTTGTTGTCTCGGGGGAACAGGAACACCTGTTAATGGCCCACATGTACCATCAATATCTGCTTCAAGTCTTAGTGCGAATAAGAAATTTCCTATTGCATCCAAGTCAATTATGTTTGTTGTAAAAACCTCATATGGAGAGATAACTAAGGTCAATAAATCTTCTCTAACTTTTTCGTCAGTTTCAAATGCACGATGTTTATTCTTAACGTATTCTTGAATTGCCATATTAAGGAACTCATCTTTTTCGTCAGAAGTAAACCATTCTGAATTTGCTTTATCTATTAGCAAATCAATTCTTGTATGCATTTCCGCTATCGTCATTTAGAATCTATTGAATTTTATTTCTTAGTCCAGGAAGGAAATCAGCATTCTTCTCAAACCAAAGAGTAACTTCATCTTCAGTTGTTCCGATTGTCATGTTGTCATACTTAAATACATTTTTGTCCTTAGTAATGAATCCTTTATCCATTCCACCAAATACGAGTGCTCTCAAATCTTTTCGAGGGTCATTCCACATTTGTAAAACAAACTTAGGATCACTATTACAAACATCATAGCATCTACCTTTAACAACAAGTGGAGTAACTTTATGCGCTGCAACAACACCAATGATTCGGGCGAAAGAACGTAAGTCCTCTTCACCCAAACCTTTGATTATGTTTTTAGCATCCATTGCTAATTCTTCCTTGTTTACTTGTTCAAGAGAATCCTGACCTAAATTGCTAAGCTTTACAGATGGTACTAAACCACCACCACCTAACACATAAGGATGTGTCTTTAAATGATTATATAACATTCTATCATCTTCTATAGATAAATCGAATGTTACATTTTTTGTAATCATAAAAATCCACTCAGAACCATCTCTCTTACGAAGTAGTTTCTTGTCTCCATTATAAGTGTAATCGCGTACTCTTAATGAGCCAGTCTTTTTAGAATTAATCAACTCTAATTTTACTATTCCGCTATCAGCTTTAACTGTTTGGTCAATAGCACTTACAGATTTTATAACAGGAACAACTGATGCGTCCATTTGTCTTCCAACTTCTGGAACTATTCCACCACCATCATTAGGGTCAGCTTCAGGGTTAGATTGTAAAATCTTACCTATCAAAGCATCTTCCTTATTTGCATGATGATATGATACACCTCTATCACCTAATATGTTCTGTAATTCTACCAAACCGGTTTCAGTTTCTGATATCGTTTTTAACTCGTCATGAGTATAAACAGTGTCCTTTACTTGACTTTCCATTTTCTTTTACTGTTTTATTAATAATTTATTTACTACGCGTAGATTAATTGTCCACAAGACAAGTTGTTTCTAACTATGATTGTTGTTTCAGAAAGAACCTCACATGAGAAAGAATCATTTGCATTTGCAGCCATCATCTTCTTGTTATCGTAAGGATTAACCATACCTTCGATGTACTTGATAATCATACCTCTGTTGATATTTCCAGCACCTTTTACTTTTCTTTCGATATTCGTAACACCGTTAGTGTTAGAACCGAAATCAGTAAATACCATTCTGAATGACTCTTTCAAGTAACCAGTTGCCGGGTCTACATCAGAATGTAAGTTTGGATCATCAAACAATGGATTGTGAACTAAAGTAATTTTAGTACCAACCGCCTGATATGAATTGAAGTTACCACCGATTTGGATATCTTTTCCAGCTTGCGCATCATAGATATAATTTCCAGTAACAACGATAAGTTCTTTCATCGCTTTATGGAATGCTTCCATACCAGCAGCACCAGTATAAACCATCCAATGCTTATCCTTGTAACCACAATTCAATTTCAATTGAGTCATGAAAGAAACAATTTGCGCTTCTGTAAGAACACCACCATAAGTATCGATATTAGCAGAAGAAATCTGCTTTAAGATACCATCACCTTTATAGATAGGTAAACCTGTCTTAGGGTCATTGATAGTTGCAACACCGTTTGAATCAACAGTAGTTTCACCATACCAATCATCCAATTCTCTTTGATAAAGGAACTCTTCCATTACCATGTTCACATCAGTGTGATACCATAGTTTCTGACCTTTATTTTCAATCCAAAGGATATCAGTTAAAGCAGAACCAGAGAATTTCTTAGACTTTCTGTGAATACCAGTGTAGTTCACATACCAGTCTGGATAAACATGATTCTCATAACCTCTAATAGAAGATTCAGAGAATGCAGAACCGATTGTACCAACAGTCGTACCAGCGACTAAATCAGTAGCAACAAGACCTGTTTCAGCAGCACCTAAACCACCAGTTAATTGCATTGTGAAAGTATATCCCCCAGCAGTTGTTGTAGGCTCTTGTAAAACAACACCTGATTTACCAGACTTGAATCTTACAACATCATTAGGGTTAATATAATTTTCTTCCATCTCTACAGTAAATGTAGCTCCGGCTGCACCAACACCTGTGTTAGTTCCAGTTAAAGTTGATGGACGATTCAAACGACCCATTACAGACCATTGGAATTTATTTTCACCAATCATTTCCTCTTTCGCATATCTACCCGTACCATCTACGAAATAGTTTAACGAATACTGAGGGAATTGCTTGATCATTATTTTAGAAATCTCAGGGTATTTCATCAAGTTCGATACGAACGAGTTTGATTCTACGCTGTCTTTTCCATAAGTACCACTATGAATTTTCATTATTTAATCTTTTACGTTAATCATGAGCTACTACTATTCGCTCATAAATGAGTTTGGATTAAATTCTGTACCTCCATCACTTGAAGAAATTCTAAATGCATCATCGCGGGTAGCGTTATTAATGTCATCGAGAACTTCTCTCTTTCCAGTTTGAATGCCTTTACTTTTTAACGCTTTGATCATTTGCGCTTTGTTCTTCTGAAACCAGGCAGCTTCAGCTATTGATTCGGGACTCGATGTAACTTCTTCAAAAAACTTCCCGGACTGGATGTAATTGAAGTGGTTCTTACGTATCTTATCAAGGTTTGCTTCTTTTCCCATCTTGAACCCAAACATTGTTTCGGTTTTATTTAGATGTTCTTGTAGCTGTCTTTTTGCTCTTTCAGTTCCTTCTTGTTGCTTTGCAACTTTCTGGATTTCAGATTGCTTTAAAGATTCTTGTTCTCTTGAGATACTACCTCTTAATGCTACACGAATCTCGTGTCCTTTTTGTTTTAATAATTCATTAGAATCTAAACTATCTGTCATCTGTTGGGCTTCTTCTTTAGTTGCACCTTCAGCTACAAAGTTTCTAAATACTAACTCTTTGTCTTCCAAATTTAGAGCTTTTTTCCAAGAATCCACATTTTTGTTTGTGTATTTAGCTTCTTGATAGATCTCGCGCTCTTGTAAAACGCCTTGTACGCGTTCTATTAATTCGTCAACATCCTTTGCATCTATGCCAATTTCCTTGAACTTACTTAACACCTGGTATGGTACTTGTTCAGTTACTTCAGAATTGTCATCTTCTTCTGATTCTTCTTCTTCTGATTCTGACTCCTCATAACTTTCATCGGAATCCATATTCCAAATACTATCAGAGCTATCATCATCATCATCATCATCATCATCGTCATCGTCGTCGTCGTCGATTGTAGTATTTCTCTCGCGATTGCTATCACCTAAGATATTACTGTCATCATCTAAAAATGAACTTGAATCGAAATCATTATTCTCTTCTTGTTCTTGAGATTCATTCTCTCCAACAATAGCTACTGCATCATTGCTCTCTTGTTCTTCATTTTCTGTAATAGAGTCCATAATTTGTATTATTAATTTATATTAAGCTTCTTGTGGAGCTCTTGATTGTGATTGTTGTTGTTTAGCTTGTTGCTGTTGTGCAATTTGCGCATTGCTATCCGCTAACATCTGCTTATCTAAGTCATGTTCATTTGACGTAGTAATCTTATCACCATCGTGCTCTAATTTTCTTTCTGTATCTTGTAATTTAGCTTCCTTATTAATTGTAGCTACCTGAACATCTGCTTGTGCAGCTATCTTAGCCACCTCAAGTTCAAGATTCATTTTCTGTTCAGCAAGTTGATTACTTTGTTCTTGAAGTTGCATTTTCTGTTCTTCATTCGCTTGCATTACTTCTTTAGCAGTTCTAATACCATTCTTTAAAGTATTCTTAACTTCTGATGCGCTATCAGCATCTAAAGCATCTGCCAATATACCTAAGTCAATAGTACCATCGTTTGATGCAAGTGCTTGTTGTAATAAGCTAATCATTTCATTTTTCTTCTGTGTATCTCTACCAGAGTTCTCTAAGTATATAGAATATTCATCTAAGTTAAGTGCCTTATCCATCTTAACGATTTCCATACCATTATCTCCGAATAGATTTGCTATCCATTTATTCTGTGGGTAACAGAACTTCATCTTGGCCGCAAGTCTGTTTAATACTTTAGCTACAACTTTATAATGAGCTTCAAATAATGGAAGAGTGATCAATGAAGATTGTGCAACGTTTCTTTCGTTCACACCAACAAGTTCTCCTGAAGTTTGATAACCAGCTCTCGCTGCAGAGATACCTGTAACCTTATCAGCTAATGACTCAAGCATAAATTGTAACTCTCTTAATTGAGATACAGTATTACTCATAGTGAAATCTACTTGTCCAAACTGATTGAACGAGTTCATCTGATTTCCCTCTTGTTTTGAGTTGATAAATATCATACCACTGTTCTTAGCATGGTGCATGATTTCAGCAGTACTCATATTCTTAGGCTTCTGCGAAGTATCATAGATAACCGCTTTACCACCTGCACGCGCTTGAGCTAACGTAATACTATACATAGTGATGTTATACATCATCTGTATATTCTTCAAAGCATCTACCAATGAAGTTGCACTACCAGTAAATGTATTTGGTCTAACTCCTACATAGTCTAAAGTAGTTTGAGCATAGTTCTCTTCGTATCGAATTTGGTTTGGAGAACGTCTACCGCCATGAACCAAATCATGCCCTATTAATGCTCCTTCCCATAAATCATCAATAACACGTTCCTCAATGATATCATTCTTCTTCTTCTTATAATCGTCCTTTAAGTACTTGATATAAGGAGTCTCTGGGTCATAAGGATTATCAGATAGCTTAACACGTATCTTTCTTAAAGAACGCCATTGTAATTTAATTACTCTAATTCTTAATCCTTTACCTTCGTCGAAATTGTACCAATCGTTATTAGCATCTAAGTCATTGAAGTAAGAAGTGTCTTGACCTTCCATTGCTTCTAACTCGATAACTTTTTCAGTACTCAAATCAGGAAACATATCAAGTATCTCATGCATTGAATACCAATTATCAGTACCAGCAAATTTACCTTTCTCTATATCTTCTTTGTCATTATCGATATCATATATCATGATACGAGGATCTATCCTCTCTGCATGAGGCATATGATTACGAATACCAATATGATAAAATTCTTTATAAGTAGCACAAAGGTCATACATACCCCTTTTGAACAAGTGCTTTAACTGTTGTCTTTGGATTAAATCTTTAAGACCAACAACCACATAGTTCTCCATGTGGTCTCTGAATGGAGTTTCTGCAAATTTCTTAATATCGTCTGGAACTGATTCAGCTAATTCTTCATCCTCAAGTTCTGTACCAAGAGCTTTCTCCATCTCTCTACGAATAGGACGCATTAGAAGTTCAGCAGCTATTGCGACCTTAGCTTCGTTTTTACGTCTGATACCATCACGATTAATAACGTTTGCAGAGAATTGTAAACCTTGTGCTAATAATTCACCAACTACAAGATTTATCTTAGGAAGTATAATACCATAGTTAACTAATCTTGCTGGAGATGTTAATCCATACATCTTAGTTACATACTCGTATTCCTTCTCGTTGAAATTACCATCTATAAGAGCATAGTTATCGTAATCCTTTCGTCGTACATTATTAAAGCTGTCATAACCATTGTAGTAACCTACTATGTCTTTGATTGAACCTTTTACCCATTCTTCATTCTTTTCTGAATCTGGGATTAATTGTTTACGTAGCTTCATATAAATATGGTATAATACATCAAAAATATGAAATTTTAATCATATAAACTACGTAGATCGTTATCTGTATTATCAAGACCAGGATTTATAGACACTAAAGTACCACCCTTAATCTCAAATCTTGGAAGGTCATTCTTTAGGTCTTTGTCCTCATCTTCATTCCTTATTTTGTAATTGTTATCCATGTCGAATATCAATGCCATGCCGAATGCCATAACCCTATCCGTATTCTTTTTACCGAATACAGCCATCTCTTTTAGAAGTCCTAATATGTAAATATCTGTATGGTGATTCTTGATATACTCATCGACTAAATCTGTTAAGATTCTTTTTTGAGCTTCTTTCATATGAA